CTGGCAAAAAGACAACTATGAAAGCCTAACAGATGCCGACGCTTCCGCTCCAGCACCGCGTTCAGCTAATTACTGGGCCGTCTGTTGAACCAATTTCTGTTGCAGATGCAAAACGTCATCTGAGAGTTGAACACAGTGATGATGACCTTTTAATCAAGCGTTTGATCGAAACAGCAGTGTCTATGGTTGATGTGACTGGCGTTCTAGGCAAGGCCATGATTACCCAAACATGGGGTGAGTGGTTTGCTCCAAATCCATCTCAAATCGTACTGTCGCTTGGTCCTGTTCAGTCTGTGAGTGCAATTAAATATTACGATACAGACAATGCCTTACAAACGGATACATTAAGCAATTACTTCGTGCTTGGGACATCTGGTCGAACCACGATCAAACCTAAGTCTGGCTATAATTGGCCAACAACGTTTACCCGCGATGATGCTATAAAAATTGAGTATGTCATTGGGTATGGCGATACATTTCGCGATGTGCCTAGTACCGTGCGTCATGCGTTATTTATGCTGGTAGCTCATTACTATGAAAACCGTGAAAACGAGTTGATCGGTACCATATCAAAAACGCTTCCTTTTGGATTTGAAGCGTTAATCGATAGTGAGCGAAATACTTGGTATGGCTAGAGCGGGACTGCTTCGAGATCGTGCCACATTTCAGAGAATGGCCGCTACGACAGATGATTACGGCAACGTCTCAGCAAAAAGCTGGTCCACTCTGATTACACGCAACGTTGAGTTTGTAGAACGTACAGGAGCCATAGACGATACCTTCGGAGCCTTACAGGACGTAAGTATAGCAAGGCTTAAAGTGCGTTCTGACACTCAGGTAAAGGCTGTAACTGTTGAAGATCGTGTCGTTGTCAGAGGCACAAACTGGGCAATACGCTCAATCGCTCAGACAACTGCCAAGGGTGACATGCTCGAATTTGTAGTTGAGAAGGGCGTTGCGACGTGAAGGTTCAGTCTAAAGGTGTCGAAAGAGCCTTTAAGGAACTGCCTAAGAAACAACGTCGCTATATATTTCAAGCTATTCGCAAATCAGTACATGAAGGCGTCAGACTAGCTAGAACGATGGCCCCGAAGGATACGGGGGAGTTATCTAGAGGTATTCATGCAAAATTTAATATAGAAGCCAATGCTTTAGTCGGCTCAGTTGAAGCTGCACCGTCTGACGCAGATAGCCAAATCAAGGCTTTATCGGTTGAGTTTGGGCGTCAGTACAAAAGAGGCAGACGCCAGCCGCCTCGTAGCGGCAAAAAATTTACAGGAAAAACTGCGCCAAACCCTTTTATTCAACGAACCCAGTCGATCATGGGTCCAAAGCATAAAGGGCGCATTACTCGCGCTATGAACAAAGCTGCCAAAGAGGTTGGACTGAAATGAGTGATGGTTTCGCTTTGGCATTGCAAAAGAGCGTTCGTGCAACTTTAGCGGCTGATAGTGCCGTTTCAAGTTATGTTGCGGGGCGCATTTACGATGAAGCACCGACATCTGTGACCCATCCGTTTATTCGATTTGGCAATATAACGCCAAGCGCAGACGATACAGACGGCTCAACGGGAGCAGAGGTATCGCTAAATATAGAGGCTTTCAGTCAGGCTACTGGCCGCGTGGAAGCCACTCAGATCGCAGAAGCAGTACGAGCTGCACTGCATCGCCAAGAAAGCAGCGTCAGCCTTACTGGGTTTAACCTCATTGAGATGCGTTGCGAACAGTATGTTGTCACGAGAAATTCCGACGATAGGGGTCATACAGCCTCTGTCATTCTTACGGCAATGTTAGAAACCGCCTAACCGAAAGGACATATCATGGCAAAACAACTAGGCAGATCGCTGTTGCTCAAGATCGGGGACGGCGGGGGATCAGAAGTATTTTCCACACTAGCTGGCATTAACAGCAAAACGCTTACAATCAACAATAGTGCGATAGACGTAACAACGCCTGATGCATCATCACCCGCTGGGGCTTTGTTTGCCTCATCGTTAAATGGGCTAAAATCGTTTGCTGTGTCTGGAGACGGTGTATTTTTAGATGAAACAGCGGAAGCAAGAATGAATACGGTTGCTATGGCGGCTGATCCAGTCGCAAATTTTCAGGTAATCGTGCCAGATTTTGGCACCTATGCGGGTGAGTTTCGCATTACATCACTAGAGTTCGGTGGTGAAACAGAGGGTGGAGTGACGTTCTCAGTCTCACTTGAAAGTAACGGAACTGTAACCTTTACAGCCGCATAATGAGCATTACAGCGGTTGCTCCAAGAGGTGGCATCGTCGAGGAAATCGATGATGCTACCCATGTTCTGCTGCTGCGTAATCGTGAAATAGAACGTTTCGAGGATTTACACCGTGGAATATTTGATCTCTGGGATGGCTTCTTTGGTCGGGGTACTAAGCCGACTTCTAAAGAAGTGCGTGACCTTATTGCTCTGGCCCTTGTGGGTGGTGGAAAAAAAGATGTGGAAGCTGATGCTTTGGTCAGTCAAGCAAGTCCAGCGGATTTGTTTCGCTTTTATCAAATTGCCCAAGCGGTTTTGGGCGTGGCTTTTATGCCTGATACCGTCGAGGAAGCCGAACTCAAAAAAAAAGAAACCAAAGCGGAAAAACCCCAAGAAAACTTGAGGTCCGTCAGTTAATCGCAAATGCGATTGTTACGGGACTTAAGCCCGAAGAAGTACGCGACATGATCCCGAAAGATACTTTTGTTGTTTTCGAAGGGTGGCAGAAAGCTCACAACCCTGACAAAGCGGGACGAGGCGCACCAACACTAGAAGAGGCCAGAGAGTTGGCCGCGAGGTATGGCTGATGGCTATTACAGCACAAGAATTAAATGTCATTCTGTCGGCTCGTGATAAGCAATTTACAAAGGCTATGGATCGTGCCCAGCGACGGGTCGAGCGGTTTTCTAAGAAATCGCAAAAGGATTTAAGCAAGACCAGTAGAGCGTTTAGCCAGATGTCTGCCTCTGCTAAAAGCTTAACAGGAGCCTTAACATTTGGTGCAAGTTTAGCTGCACTTCAACAGATGGTTAAAAGATCAACCGACGCTGCTTTTGAGATAGATCGTCTTTCACAGCTTGCGGGTGTAGGGGTCGAAAGATTTCAAGAGTTATCATTTGCAGCACGATCAGTTGGCGTAAATCAGGAAAAACTGGCTGACATCCTTAAAGATACCAATGATAAATTTGGAGACTTCTTTGTCACGGGTGCTGGTCCACTTGCTGACTTTTTTGAAAGCATAGCTCCAAAAATTGGTCTGACAGCAGAAGCTTTTCGCGGTTTATCTAGTGATCAAGCTTTAGGTTTGTTCGTAAAATCGTTGGAACAGGCTAACGTTAATCAGCAAGAATTGACTTTCTTCATGGAAGCATTGGCATCTGATGCGACGCTTTTGGCTCCGCTATTTGTCGATAATGCAAACGCCTTAAACTCTATGTCTACGGAGGCACGGGAATTAGGCGCAGTTATCGACGCTGACCTGATTAAGAAAACGACTGCATTAAGAACCAGATTTAATCAGGTGATTGATAGCATGAGTTCAAAGTTTAACGAATTTGCAATGAATGTTGTGTTCGGTTTTGACGCTATATTCAACATCTCCGAAACGGAGCAGTTGTTTGAAATAAACAAGGCTCTCGAAAAGGTACAAGAAGAGCGGAGCCGTCTTTCAGAAACTATTAGAAAGCTGAATACTGGTGAGCATGTAAAGCTTGGTTTCGGTCAAACACGCGAAAGTAAACTTGAGAAAACGCTTAAGCAATTACAGAAACAAAACCGAATTTATAACGAGCTTATTGAACAGCAGCTAACGATTAATAATGCAATTGAAAAAAGAGAGCAGCTTGAAGCACGTTTAACCGATATGACGATTAGACTTCATGGTGCCAATGTAAGTGTTGAGGACACTAACAAAGAAGTAAAAATCCTCACAAAATCACTAGATGATTTGGACACGATTGCGGGAACGCTTGAAAGTAGTTTTGAAAGCGTTTTTATGGCTGCAATAGAAGGTTCTAAATCATTTAAGGATACGTTGAGATCGACGGCTGCAACAGTCATTCGTGAGCTTTACAGGGTTCTTGTGGTGCAGCAGTTGGTAAATAAAGCAATGGGTTTCTTTGGGTTGCCTGTTACCCCGACAGCTAGTGTGGGCGGCAATGCAGCGGGTGGTCCTGTTTACGCGGGGCAAGCAACCGTTGTTGGCGAACACGGACGCGAGTTGTTCGTACCAAGTACCGCTGGAAGAATATTATCTGTCCCTCAAGCCAAGGCTGCTGTCAGTGGCGGGGACGGTGTAATGGTCCAGCAAACTATTAATATTACGACTGGTGTGCAGCAGACAGTCCGCAACGAAATTAGAACACTGATGCCTCAGATTGCCGAAAGCACAAAGGCAGCAGTTGCCGACGCAAAGCGTCGGGGCGGCAGCTACGGAAGGGCGTTTAGTTAATGGCTATTTCGTATCCTTTGTCTGTGCCTAATCAGACATCTATTCGATCAATCCAGTTTACGGCGAGAAACGCTGTGGCGTATTCACGCAGTCCATTCACATTTGCTGGACAGGCGCACACTTATGCTGGCTCTATGTGGGAAGCAGATATAACGCTGCGGCCAATGCGAAGGGAGAACGCGGAGGCGTGGGTTGCTTGGTTAATTTCTTTGCGAGGACAACACGGGACGTTCTTGCTTAGTGATCCCGTAAGCAACTCTGTTAGAGGGACGGCATCAGCAGCAACCATTTCTGGTTCTGCTGGTGACCTCACTGTTTCAGCAACAGTCACGAACGGCGATACACTAAAGGCTGGTGATTTCATTCAGCTAGGAACAGGGTCTGACAGCACACTCCATAAAGTTTTACAGGATTACACGGGAACAGGATCAGCGGCTGATCTGGAAATATGGCCAGCCTTACGCAAAGACCGATCAGGGGTTTCCGCTGATCTGACAAGTGCAGCGGGACTATTCCGACTGGCGTCGAATGAAACATCCTATTCGGTAAATCAGTTAGCCGTATATGGTATATCTTTTGGAGCGGTTGAAGCGGTATGACGAGAACAATCCCAAGCTCAATATCTTCGCTCTTAGGCAATAGTTCAATTGAACCTTTTTACGCTGTTGATTTAGACTTTCCGTCTGGCAATCTGCGTCTTTGGACGGGCTACGGGGATCGTACAATAAGCTCAAATACCTACTTAGGTTCTGGTGACATCATGCGAATTGATGGGCTAGAGGAGGCATCTGATCTTTCAAGTCGTGGAACAACGCTCACGTTTTCAGGGGTGCCTAGCAACCTTGTGACGTATGCACTGACTGAA